CAGGATAGCACTTACATCAAGACTGAAAGAAATATCAAAAATCACATTTATCCTGTTTTTGGTAGTCAAAAAATAGCTTCCATCACTCCTCTTCAATTGCAGGAACAGGTCAATGAATGGTCCAGAAAATTGGTGTATGGGCGGAAGTTGAAAGGGTTAATGAATAATATTTTCAAATATGCCATCCGTTATGGTTATATTTCAACCAATCCTGTTGATAGTGTCACCACTCTTGTCAAAAAAGAGAGTGAATCTTCTAGTGATTTTTATGATAAAGATGAGTTAAAAGCATTCATGAGATTAGTGGATGGTACGGATGATCTGAGAAAGAAAGTCATGTTTCGTCTTTTTGCGTTCACAGGGGCCAGAAAGGGGGAGATTTTAGCTCTCAAATGGACCGACTGGATAGATAATACCCTAAACATAAACAAGGCCATTACAAGAGGTTTTGAGGGCGAATCTGTGGGGGCTACTAAAAACAAGAGTAGTGTCCGACTGATTAGCCTTGATCAAAGAACAATTGATCTTCTATCAGAGTATAGAGAAATGAATCCTGCCACTACTTTCATCTTTGAAAGCCCTGAAGGAAAGCCCATTCCAAGTTCACTACCAAGGAAGTGGCTTTTGCAAATTATCAAAGGGACAGATGTCAAGCCTATCAAGATTCACGGTTTTAGGCATACACATGCCAGCTTGTGCTTTGAAGCAGGAATGACATTGAAGCAGGTCCAGCATCGTCTTGGTCATTCAGATCTAAAGACAACCATGAATGTATACACACATATCACAAAACAGGCCAAAGATGATATTGGTGAGAAATTTGCTAATTATATAGATTTTTAAACCCATCAGCTATCAGGACAGACTCTTTTCAAAAAAGGGTCTGTTTTTGGGTCTGTTAATTTCAAAAAGGTATGGGAAAGAATAGAAAGTATAAAAATAAAAAACATTGAATTATCAATGTTTTGGGAAGTTTTAAGAAGTTTTAGAAAGTATATATGGAGCCGGTGGGAGTTTCTAAAACTCAATCATATCGCTGTTTTTAGATTTTAGGGTCTGTTTTAGGTACTGACTTCTAAAACTCCACAAGTTCATTGCTCACATTGTTAGTTTAGCATAGCTTTCAAGAAAGTTCAAGTTTTATTTTTTATCTTAGATACAAAAGGAAGTCATTTAATAGGAAAAGATTTTTTGATAATTGTTTGAGGTTATAACAGACATTCCTGAAATTTTCAATTATAACAGAAAAACCCCTCCATTTTGGAGGGCGAAAACTATGCTTTATTTTCTAACGCTTGAACTCGTGAAACGATAGCTGCAAGCTCTTCTTTTGAAGCGAAAATATTTTCTGCTTGATGGCCAGTGATGAATGAATCACCACCATTTTTTAGTTTCTCATCTATCAGGGCATCAATTCCAAGTTCTAGATGTTTTTCCTTTATGTTAGTTGTCATCTGAGATTGAAGTGCGCTGTAGGTCACAAATGTTTGATACGATTGATCTGATGTCAAATAGTTTGTTAAGTCAACCATCTCTGGATGTGCTTGTGGTCTATTTTCCAGTGTTTCAATTCTCTTGATGATTTGGCTGTCATTGTATGGTTGAATTTGATGTGTGGCCATGTAAGTGGCTATTTCTTCCTGTATGTTGACTTTTTCAATTTCAACAATGTTACTTATTTGATAATTCTCAATAGATTGAATTATATCAATTTTAGCACTCTTGTCGCTAGGGAAGATAAAGCCATCACATTCAACCTCAACTTGATAGATGCCAGCAGGTAGAATTTTTTCAAGTTTGAACTGAATTTTAGAATTTTCTACAACAGTTTCAATTGTCTTCTTTCCTTTGGCATTCGCTATTTTGATCTTAGCGTTTTTCCCATCAAGAGAGCTGAATTTGTTGCCATCATAGTCTAATAATTCATATTCAAAGATAGATGAGGAGTCACCTTGTTTGATGACTTCCCCGCCTTTTGTCTGCTTCAAATTAGTTGAATTTTTTCCGCTCATCTAAATCCTCTTACTCTAACATTCCCCACAAGTCAGTTCTATTTCCTGCTTCATCTGTTGGGCCAATAGCCATATAGTTGCGGTTTCCTGATTCTCCAATGTAAGAGATCCAGCGATAACCTGCATTTGACCCCTTGGAATCGTAGCGAACCTTTTCGCCCGGTTGGTAAGTTGCCACAATTTCACCGGTCAGATCCGGATAACGGCGGACATTGATAGGACTATCACCAACTGTAAAGGTAGCTTCTTCAGGGAAGAAAGGTACTTCATGACTTTCCATGACTTCCGTAACGATCTCTTTGAGTTCTTCTTTTGGAAGTGGTTCGCCCTTAGGTCGGAAGGCTGTAGGGTAAAGAGCTGAATAAGGGAAGGCCATAAGATTGAAAGCACCCCCGCCATTTGGTCCAGCTTCCCCGCCTTGGTTTTGACCAAGGAACCAGCCTTGGCTTCCGTCAATGTCACTTACAAAAATAGCGACGTGAGAAACCGGGGTCCATTCGTTTTCTGTGAAAATACAAACTTCACTGCCTTCAAGTTTTTCTACTTCATCAAAATAATCAAGAATACCGTTATTATAACGCTGTTCCCAAATATCTTTTACATAGCCGGAATCCGTACAGTTTGCAAACGGGGCGCCAAGCCATAAGCAATATTTAGCGTAGCCGTCCCAGCACTGCCAACCGTACCAGCCATCAATATCAAAGCCGTAGCCTAACACCTCATTTTGAAATAGTTGAATTTTATCCATTTTTAAAGCCCCTATTATTTTTTCCAAGCGTCGTTAGCTGTTTTTACAGCCGATTCAATAAATGTATTTAACTGATCATTAGTTAAATAAATGTTATAAGCTTCAAGGCCTTCAATAAGGCTTGTTTTAGCGTGTTCTAGCTTATCAGCGCCGTGAATGTCCAATTTATCGGCTACCTGTTCGGTAGCCTGTACGGCGTTTTTAGCTAGGATTTCAGCGGTTTCAAGTGCTTTCTTCCCGCCACGGGTAAGAAGGTACTGTTTAACGGAATTAACCACAATACCAACTAACACTACTAGAATACTCATAGCCCCGCTTACAACAATATCAGTAATTTGATTCATCATTTTTCTCCTTTGCGTTTTTTAATTAATTTATTAGGTTCTTCAAGCCCTTCTTTAAGTTGAAATTTTTCATGATCTATGTTTTGTTTAACAAGACGATCTAGGCCAGGAATTTCAACTCCTAAAGCTGAGAGACTGGCAAGAATGCTGGAACCGTATGCTGCCATCATTGCGACAATAAAGGCATCAACTACGGGTCCAAGATTCATATATAGGGCGAATGGGTAGCCAATGGCTGTAATTAAAATCATAGCTGTGTGACTTACTAGCCCTTTCCTCCATTTTCTGCTTGAGAACTCATGATAGGCCCACGCTCTAGCTACACCTAAAATGATATCTAGAGCAACAATGGCCATCAATAAAAATACAATCATGTGTTCATCAATTCCGTGATCATAGAAGTCACGGACTACTTCAATAATTCCAAAGATTCCATCTGGTTCTTGATACATCAATCACACTCCTCTCAATTTATGATTCAGGTTGTGCTACTGGTTGGGTTTCAAGATCTCCTGAAGGTTTTTTTTGATTCTCTTCTTTGGGAACTTCCCAATTGTAGATTGCAAGCTTGCCATTTTGGAGCAGTGGGCCTTTCAAGTCTTTGATTGATTCCCCATTGTAAGTGAAATCATAGTTAACTTGTACAAGGACACGCTTTCCTTCACTGTATTTTTCAGTGTGATCAGGATCCACGAGGGTGAAGATGTCATGTTGTCTGTAGGTTTTACCTACTTGAGCAGCTTCCACAAGTTCAAGCGCTCGCTTGTAGAGCGTTGGATCAAGTGGATTGTCTTGATTAGTCACAGCTACAAGGACAGACCAATCAGCAAGAGCTTTGTTATTTTGGATTAGGACATCTTTCTTTTCGTTCTCTTGAGTGAGTTCTTGAATTTTCAGGATTGCGTTCTTATTGGCATCAACAGACTTGTCAAGCTCTTTCTTGAGGGCCACAATAGCGCCAGATGGATCTAATTCCATTCGGACGAGATTTAGAACAGCTTCCACAAGGGTTGATTCTTCATCTGCCATGCGATTGTTTGGAAGAGATTCCTCAAATACCCGATATGGATAATCTTGCTTGATGGAAACCTTTGTGGCATTCGCTACGGGATCATAGGCTTTGAACTGTACTTTATAATTCATTAAGCATTTACCTCATTCTTGTTTTTAACTTCTTCAAATAGGTCCTTCAAATCTTTGTCAGATTCCAGAACAGAGCAATAGATTTCTAGCTCTTGTGTGAGCTGATCTAGTTTTTCTTGTAGGTAAGTACATCGAGCCTTAAACTCAATCTCTCCGAGTGTTTTGTCGCCTAATTGCTTGTTTAATTCAGCAATCATAGCTAGTAGAATATTTTCGTTCATGTTAATTTCCTTTCTATTTAAAGCCATATTTATTGATGAGATTTGATTTTATATGATTTTGAACAGCTCCATTTTTTAGATCCCAACCATAACGAGCGAGAATACCAAAACAAGTCAAGATATCCCATAGATAGCCTCCTACATTTTGTGATCCTTTCCCAATAAATAGATCATCTATATAAGCTTTGCTAAAATGTTTATCGCCACGCCCTAAATTATGTTTAACGCCTTTTTCATTCATTGGAATCAAATAGCTATTTCCATCTTTAGTATTATTGTGAATAATCCAAGGACTTCTATACTGACCATTTGCATAGAATATGATTCGATCACCAACAAGTTCGTACAAAGATTCTTTTACATCATTCTTCGCTCCTGACCACAAGCGCATCCCAGCAAATGTTCCATTTTCTGTATTTTCAGTTTTGTCTTGATTTGTTCCTATGACGATTCTGGCAGCCTTATTGTCTCTTAGATACTCACCAATAAGACTAACTTGGTTAAATTTGATAAATTGTGAGGAGCTTGTATCATCGATTCTTCGAATTGTGCCAGTATTTGAAAATAGATTGATAGTCCCGTTATCTAAGTCAAATACTGTAGCCCCGTTGTTGGCACTCAATCGTCCACCTTGAATTCTTTCAGCAGCAATCTTGATGGAATTCAACTCAGTAATAAAAGCCTGTTGTGAAATCAGTTCTCTAATAAAAGCTTGATTTGATACAAATTTGTTGATCATGGCTGAATCTACTAACAACTTATCTGCTGTGACTGCATTGCTGGCCAGAATCTGAGTGGTTACTGATCCAGATTCCATGTGTCCTGTTCGAACGCTCTGAGATGCCAGATGCCTGCTTGTGATAGATCCATCGACTACCATATCACCTTTCACCTTAATCAATTGAGCGATCAAAGCGATTGCTTCAGGTTCCTGTACCAGCAATGAGCTGATGGTCCGACCATTAATGCTCTTTCCTGTACCAAATGAGATCTGACCATCTGTGATGTTGATGTCCGTTTTCTTGAGGACTCCATCAAATTGGCTGACAATTGTTGCCACTTGACCATCTACAGTCTGCTGATAGTTAGCAAAGCGCCCGTTGATGCTTTCCTTGAAATCATCCAACTTGTCATTGAGTACAGAGTTTTGACTGGATAGTTTCTGGTTAGTCTCATCTGCTTGAGCTTGAAGTTTAGAGTCAGTCTCTTGTGCTTGGTTAGCAATTTTTGTTGTGAGTGCTTGTTCCTGAGTTGCAAGTTTATTGTTTAGACCTTCTGTGGCATATCTCAGATTATTCCCGAACTCGGTTGAAAATGTTGAGAATTGGCCGTCAACAGTCTGCTTGTATTCAGCAAGTTTACTCTCAATTCGTGAGTTGACAACATCCAAGCTGTTTGGCTTGTATGGTGGAAGCTTGGGACCTTTTACTAATATTGGTTTGCGAATCCAAAAGTGTGCATTGTTGACTGCATAGAAGTATAGTGGAAAACTTCCAGAGGTATCAAATTCAAAATCAGTTGCTAGGAATGTGAACTCAGCTTTCAGCCATGTGTTTTTTGCTGTTGTTTTATCTGCAAAACTCTTCCCAAACACTTGCTTATTATTTGAATGTCGTTTGAGTGTAACTGATATTCCTTTATCACATTCAACATCACTTCTCACTTGATATTCAAAACCTAATGAGTAGTATTCACCTTGAGTCATCTTGTTGATATACAGTGGGAATGTTGGACCTGCAAATGTATAAGAATTTGCAGGAGATCCAGAAACTTTCATTTTGAAAATCCCGTTCTCTACTGATGTAATTCTGGTTGTGCCATTGTTGGGCGCTGTATATTCAGTTAAGCTGTCAGCTAATTTAACAAGGTTTTCTTGGTCAATCTGACTTCCAAGAGCTTCAATTCTTCTTGTGATCCCCTCAGAGTCTTCTGTGTACTTATTCTTAGAAATATAATTCTCAGATAAATTCTCACGGATAGTCTTCAGGGTGTTGCTTGTCTGCTCTTCTGTGTAGCGCTTCAACCTTGATTCAAGGATTCCACTCTCTGCTGTGTACTGTTCAAGTGCTGTGATTTGAGTTTTAAGACCTTTTGCTGTGCGCTCAAAAGATGCTGAAGCATTTGTGATGATAGCTTCCTGATCTTCTGGAGCTGGCCCTGCATCTGTTCTGGTAGTGCTTTGTGTTAGCTCTACCTTCTTGAATGAAATTGAGCCTGCTTCACTATAGCCAATAATGATGCGCCAGAAATCAAACTCATCGCTTTTTTCTAGCGCTGGAACAGAAACTTTGTACAATTTCCATTCATCAGTCAATTGAAATTGGGCATAGATTCTTTCTGGATTGTCGCCAGCTTTTCTATTCTCACGCAAGGAAGCCCACATTGTTCCAGATCCACTATTTCTTTTAGCATAGAACGAAAGCGTGTAAGGCTCACCTTTTTCTAGATAATCCAGAGCAGTTGTTTTTGAAGTAGCCCAACTTGGTGCAGTGCTAGAGAATAGCTGCGCTTGCTTCCAAGTGTTTGTATTGCCTGTGATGGTATAAACACCATTCTCTGATGTACCAGTTGAATCACTTGAATCACCGTGAGCAAAAAACCACAAACCACGAGTGAAATCATAGTCTTCAGCGTAGTTTCTTGAACCTACTTTCAGACTTGTGAACTCTTCTTTGATACCATTTACTGTCTGCTCGACATAAGAGCGATCTGCTTTGTCAGCTGTGACATTGGTCAGGTCAGAGATAGCTTTTTCAGTTGTCTGCTCAAAGTGTGATTGTGCGCCTTTTAAGTCAGTGAATTGGCTTTCTGTAGACTGTTTGAATTTATCAACTAGCTCTTTGACTTCAACATCTTTTTCAATGAGCTTTTCAGTTGTAGTCTTTAAGCCTTCCATCGTCACTTCAATGCCATTGTATTGAGCTTTGAACTCTTCTACAATTTCAGTTTTGTTCTTCTGGTTAGCAGCATTGATCTTCTCAGTGACTTGCGCTGAGATTTCTTCTTTGACTACTTCAGCCTGAGCCTTGGCTTCCTCAATGCCATCTGTGATCTCTTGTTTCAAGGCTCCTGCTTTGTCTTCAAAGGCCCTGTTGGCATTATCAACCAATACTTTCAATTTCTTGTAGTATTCATCATCCTCTTGAGTTTTTTGGACTGTATCAAGGATTTCAGATGCTACATCAGAAATTCCATTTGAGCCTGACATGCCTCCACCGTGGCCAGCCTTGTCATCGAATGTAAGAGAGATGTACTCTTCTGACAGAGCATCAAAGACATAGCCCACAGCTTTTTTCTTCAACATGACATCATGCTTCAAGCTCATGATGGTCACTGTGTCACCAAGATGCACAGTTTGACCATCTAGCTCATAAGCTTCAACTTTGATCTGATCAGTGGACTTGTCAATGTCACCATTCTTGAATTTGGCTTCACCCCATTTTCTCAATTCTTCCTCTGTAGTAAGATCATTGTTCTCATACTCAGCTTCATTGATATAAGGATAATTGCCAATGAGGGGGCTGTCCACAGTGACTTTCAGAACCGTGTCTTCTTCTGCTCCCTCTGGCTTGAAGGTTGATTTCAGATGCAGTCTTGTGATGATGCTTGAACTGCTCTTATTCCGTTCATACTGCTTCAAGTTTTGATGCGTAGTAATAACCACACCACGATCAATTCCCCGACTCTTTGGAATGTCAATCAGGAAGTTGTCACGGATCATCTCACCTTCCCAAGCACCTACAATGGAATGTTTTCCATCCATCAGGATCTTATAGAGCGTTTCATCCTCTGTGGTGTTGAAGGTTCTATTGTCCATAATGTTACTTGTGAATGAAAATTTTCCAAGTGGTGTCTTGACTGCTGAAATCATAGCATTCAAGGCGATTTGACAGGTTGAGTTTGAAACCTTGATAGGACGAACAGAGCGCTTGAAGATGTCCTCTGTGATGTGCTGGCAAGTCAGGTTCACTGTGTCATCTTGCTCGCTGATCTCCTTAATCCGGAACAGTTGCCGGCCAGTGATAGGAGTTGGGGCGATGATGAGCATGTCTTCCTGAAATTTCTTGTAAATTTCAGTGTCTGTGATTGGATAGTCAACTTTGAGAGTGTAGCTTACATTGGTTACTTCTTCAACTTCTGCTTTGGTTGCTTCATGGAGTGGTTGCCCATTCCATTTCACTGTTTGCACATTTCTGTCTAATAGATAAAGAATTATAACCACCCCCAATTGGTTTCAAAAATAAGAGATTGAATGCCAGGTCCCAAAACCACACCAATGGTCTTTTGATTTTGGTTAGCGTCAATTGTGATGAAATCTCCTGACCACTTCACCAGATTTCCTTTCTTGTCCAAAAAGCTTGGATTCTGTGGATCATTCACCATCACAGCGCTATCAGATAGCTGTTCAAGCTTGATGGTTTGCTTTCCAATGGTGAAGCTGGTCTCTGATGAGCTGTTTCCTCTAATTGTGATTTTAGGAAAAGCCAATGAGCTGCCTTGTAGCCTGAGAACACCATTTGAGGTGAGAGTTTGAATATCGTTGTTCTTCATGTATTTTGTGGGGTGACAAACAAATGTCACTTCCACAGAATACATTTTAGTTTTATCTCTCTGAGTGTCAGACACCTTTGTCTGATAGCAGAACCATCTTGTGAGCTTGTTCTGTTGATTCTCAAGCCAGAAATTCCTTTTGGAAAGGAATTGGACGAATTCAAGGACTTGCAATTCTGTTGGGTTGATGAGTTGAAGAGTGTATTTCTTTTCAATCGCTTCTCTGTGAGGGTTTGACTGAACGATGTATCCACTAACTCCATCATGGCTCAATAGCTTGTCCTTTGATAGACCTACTTGAATTGTAGGGCCTTCAAGCACAATCACATCAAATGGAAATGATGAAGTCCCAATTCCATCAATAATCAATTCATTGTACTTTACCATGCAGGCGCTCCTCTCAATTCTTTCTGTCTTCTCAATTCAGCAGCTATCTTCTGAGATACCTTGTTAGCGATCTTCTCAATATCAGCTTCTTCTCTGATGATGTTGTCAGAGATGTTGATGTTGATTACGGTTCCTTGTGGGTCCATTGTTTGGGCGATGCCCCGACCAATGGCGCTCAAGTTCCGTTCATTCAGTGGCAGGACAGCTTCTTTTCCAGCTTCCCCACCAACCATGAGGCTATTTCCATTCATGCCAAATGCTGTTGGCTTGGTTAAGATCCCACCTTTGGCATACCAGTCAATTCCGATACTTGGAATCCCTTTACCTTTCAGCCAGTCCATTGGATTCAGTGATCCACTGGCCTTGAAGTGAGGTAGTGGGATGTGTGGCCATTTGAATTGGAAATTGAAGAAACCTTTAATTCCGTCAATGGCTCTTCCTACGAGATCTTTTGCTCCATTGATAGCTGTGTCAATTGTGTCTTTGATCCCATTCCAAATGCTTGAAGCGGTTGAGCTGATATCATTCCAAACTCCTGAAATTGTGCTAGAAATCCCATTGAATACAGTTGAAACTGTTCCTGTGATTCCATCCCAAATCCCAGATAGAGTTGAGCTGATCCCGTTCCAAACAGTTGAAGCCGTACCGGAAATTGTGTCCCAAATTCCAGATAAAATTTGAGCCATTGCATTGAATACAGATTCACAGATACTTTTGATCCCGTTCCAGATATTTTCACCAATACCCTTGATGGTCTCCCAAGCCCCAGACCAATCCCCGTTGATGATCTGCATCACAGTCTTAATGATGCCTAATACCACGTTGATGGCTGTTTCTACTACGGTTTTGATGGTGTCCCAGACCGTGGAAATTATGGTTGAAATGTTATTCCATGCAGTTTCAATGAATGGACCAAGAACATTCATGACTGTTGTCACTACCGCTGAGATGGCATTCCAGACAGTCTCTGCTGTCTGTCTGATCAGTTGCTGATTGTCGTTCCACCATGTTGTCAGTGTTCCCCAAATCTCCATTACAAAGCTTGAAATGGCTTGGACAACAGTATTGATGACTGACATGATAGCGTTCCAGACGGTTTCAACAGCGGTCCTGAATCCCTCATTGGTTTCCCACAAGTGCTTGATAACCAAGACTATTCCTGTGACTGCTGCAATAACAGCGGCTATCACTCCAATGATTGGCAATGCAGCAGCTATCAGCCCTCCTATACTTGCTCCTACAGCAACAGCAGCCGCCTGAAGGGCAAGGAAAATGGGCGCAAGTACACCGGCCACAGTCACAATTGATCCAAATACTACAACAAAGTTCTTGATTGGTCCCGGCAAGTTGTTGATCCATTCTGCTACCTTCTTGAAGATATCCACAATGATGTCAAGGGCTGGTGCGAATGTTTCAGCAATTGCTCCACCAACTTCAGCCATAACGATTTTCAAACCGTTTTGTGCTGTGGTGAATTTGTCAATAGGGTCCAGAGTGTTTTCATAAGTTTGAGAAACCAGACCGGCTGACACTTGCGAAGTGTAGCCTAAATCTTCCATGTTGAATTTCCCACGTTTGATTGCGTCAATCATCTGAGGGGCTTTCTTAGCACCAAAGATCTCCATAGCAATTCCCATTGCTTCAGTCTCTGACTTGCTGTTCTTGATGGCTTCAATGGTTTCATTCAGACCTTGCTTCATGGTCTTTCCTTGCTTGGTATATACACCAGCGGCTTTTGTCAGTCCAGAGAGCGCTGAGGATGAATCCACCCCGTTTTTCTCGAATTGACCAATAAGGGTAACCGCTTCACCAAATTCAAGACCAAGCATCTTGATTTGAGGCGCTCCATCAGTTGCTTTTTTCATCAACTCATCGACAGAAACCCCGGTATCTTGAGAAACGTAGGTTACATTATCCAGAATCTCTGTTAGGTCATCAATGGATAGGCCATAAGCTTCCATTGCTTGCTTCGATTGGATTGTAGCATTTGTGACATCCGTCCCGTTGATCTCAGAGAACTTGATCATGTCTTCTGAAGTCACTTTCAAAGCGTCTCCAGTTAATTTGAATTGAGTATTGACCTCACCAACAGCATTCCCGATGGTACTGAAATCCGTAGGTACCTCAGTGGCTATGCCATTAGCAATTCCTTGCATTTCTTCAAGAGCTTTCCCACCGGCACCAGTCTTGGTGACAATAGTGTCCATTCCTTCATCAATTTCCCGGAACGCATCTAGAGCGCTCTTCCCAAAATCAACCAACTTTTGACTGATTTCAGATAGCTTTTCGGAAAATTGATTCAGTAACTCAGCTTTTAGAAGCTTATTTGTCTCTTCTAGACCGCTACTGGCTTTCTTCCCTGACTCACCAAGATTCTCCATTTCATTGGCAAGCCCGTTGAAAGCAGCCTTGGACTCATTCAGTTGAGTTTCTAGCTTATTGACTTCTGTTGAGTTCTCGCCATACTCTTGTTTTGCAAGAGCAAGCTGTTTCTCAAGATTCTCAACCTGTTGGGCAACAATCTCGCTTTGCTTCCCTATTTTCTGTTCAGCAAGTGCCAGCTTATCTGCTTCACTGGCATTGGAACCCATCTGGCTTTCTTGTAGCTTGAATGAGCTGACAACTTTATCACCTTCACTTGCAAGGCGCTGTTGCTCATTTTGAAGCTCTTTCAGTTGTTCACGGTTGGACTTGGTAGCATTCCCATTTCCATCTAATGCCTTATTGACATTCTCAAGTTTGTTCTCATAGCCCTTCAGAATGTTCTCTGTCTGGACCACTTCCCGTTGAAATGCACGGTACTGATCAGCACCAATGTCACCGCTCTTGAATTGAGCTTCAACTTGTGCTTGCGCCTGTCTCAGTGTTTCCAGCTTTTCCTTGGTTGTTGAGACTTGCTTTTGAAGCACTTCTTGTTTCTGAGCCAACAGGGTCACGTTCCCTGTGTCAAATTTCAGAGCCTTGTCAATGCTCTTCAATTCTTTTGCTGCTTCAATAGAGGCAGAATTTACTTTTTTCAGGGCATTTTGAAGGGGCTGTGTGTCACCGCCAATTTCAATTTTTATCCCTTTAATATTACCGGCCATATTTCCTCCTTTCACATAAAAATATAAAGAGCGCCTAAAGGCTTCTTGTGGTCAATCGTTCATCTATTCGATAAACTTGACCTCAGATTCTTCCTCTCAGCACTCTATTTCAGACTAAAATGAGTCAAAATCTGACTGTGTGGCCTTGCGTGTTTCTGATTTGTTCTCAGTACGCAAATTCACATAATCCGTCTGATAATCCAGAGCCATTCCAATTGAAATGTGCTTCAGATCATCAATTGTGAGACCAGTTTCTTTACAGCAAGAAAGATATGATTCTACTGTAAAGATTTCATCACTGGCTGATTCTGACTCATCTGGTTTTTTTTTGATGTCATTGTTTCGTTTATCATTTCCATCAGAATTGGAGCAATATCCTGCAAAGGAAATTCTTCCATTTCCATGAAAAATTGTTCATAAGGCTTGATGTGTGGATTCCCTGATTTTGTGAATACCCAAAACAAGCGATTGAAGAAGGTCATGTCAAAATTGGCTAACATGTTGATGTCAACTTCATTGTTGCCATTCTCAGCCATCTGCATGATATTTTGATTTGAGATCATTCCAAATAAATCTTGGAAGAAATCTTTACCAAACTCACTCTTATAAGCGATAGGAGTGTAAGCATTGGTTACAAGCTCATACTCCTTTTCACTAATGATCACACTCTTACGCATTTAAGACCTCCTCAATTACAAAGCTTGATTAGGTTCATAGACCTTTTCAAACCATTTCTTATAAACTTCTTGATCATCCGCTGATGTGATGGAACGTTTCACCACTTGATCACCAGGACGGGGACTAGCATTGAAGCTCAATTCACGTTCATTCACGTTGGTCCCGTTCTTAGTAGCTGATCCACTTGATGGGCGACTTGCTGAACAGTAGTACATGATATGACGTGTCTTGTTAGCATCCCCAGCAAATTCAAACATAAGAGCAAAGTTGGTTGTCTTTGCATCAGCTTTTTCTGTGACCACTCCTGTTGATGGGTCTTTGATGTCCCCCAAAATTTTTGTTGCGAATGCTTCAATGATGTGTGGGACTTTAAACTTGCCTTCATAACCCTCATTTGAGTTGATGAAGTAATAATCAATGTTATCAGCTTTCACTGATCCAGAATCTCCTTTAGGATCCAGTGTTAATTCCATCGCTCCAGGGAAGCGGAATACTTGACCATAAGTGATCACTCCTGCTTCACTGATTGATTGGATTGGTGCCACATGGACATTTTCAAGTCCAAATGTAACTTTGTTTTCAGTCATTTCTTTCCTCCTTAATATAGATAGACTTCATAAGACTTCACGAATAGTCTTTCTGATTCAATAAAGTTCTCTTCTTGAACATCATAAAAGAGCTTGTGGCCATTCCACAGCTCTTCCAATCGTTCTTCTAGTTCCTCATCTTTTCGTTCAAATGCCAATTCTACAGTGACAGCACGAATCTTGTATGATGCTTGATTGTCTGTACCTGTGATAGATGGCAAGCTTTCAAAATAGACAAGGTAAGGCAGCATGGGGACATTTCCTTCCCTAAATGCCTTGTAAGTGACTGGCAAGCCAGCCTGTTCCAAAATATCTGCAAACTCTGACAGCTTCATCTTCCAAGCTCCTTCAATTTCTTTTCAAAATTCTCGATAGCGTGATCTTCTGCCGGCTTGATGTGTACGATGCCGGAGACCCGTCCCCCGTTCCTCTTTAAGTGGCCAAACTCAAGCAAATGTGGGAGACGGTAATTTGTGTTATGAACCACAAAATTACCTTTCCCCATTTTTGTTTTTTTCCATGATTTGGCATACTTACCACCTTTTGCCCTTGGACTTTTGGGACTTGTGGCTTTTAATTCTTGGACGGCCTCTTCTGCTGTTTCTTCTGCTATCTCATCCACTTCTTCTTCAACTTCTGTGGAATACTCTGCTAATGCTTTAGCGATTTGACTTGCTAGATCTTGGCTCATGTCATTTTCTCCACTAAAGTCAATTCAAGGATGTTGAGGTTAATTGGATATGTCTTCAAAATCCGGTACTCTTTACCACCAAATTCTGCAAATTCCTGATTGTCATATTCAAAGCTGTGAATATCAACAATCAGATTTGGACGAATGCCAGCCTGATTGGCTTGGTAAAATTCGGACCGTGTAATAGATTTCTTCTTACAGAAAATTGTAGTTTTTACTTTCTCAGCTAGATCTTGCTTGAGCTTGTCCTTGCCTGTAATTTTAAAACCTATCAATGTGATTTCATCATTCCACATCTCACACCTCTTTCTTGGAAGAGATTTGCAGATTATGCAAGCGCCATTGAAGGTGACGTGGCAAATCAACACCACCTTCATAGCGATAAGCAGCAAAGTCAACAATGAACATTTCATGGTCAGCACGATCTGGAACCAATTCAACACCCAGATTATTTGTTAACTCGCTGATGACGCTTGAGACAATCTTCTCTAGTGTTTTATCTCGCAAATTTGAAGCAATTCCTAATTTGATTTTAAGTAATTCCACTAACTGACCAGTGTCCATGCTATTCTTCCTCTTTCTTAGCAGCTTTCTTGCGTTTCGGTTTCTCTTCAGTAGCTTCTTCTACTTCTTCAGTAGTTTCTTCTACTTCCTCAGTAGTTGTTTCCACCTCTTCAGCAGCCTCTTCTACTTTCTTAGTAGCTTTCTTTGCCACTTCATCAGTGATGAAGATTGAACCTGCTGAATTAAAACCTGTCAAGAGTCCTTTAACAAACTCTTGATCAGGTTCATAGCCTTTGCGTGGGAACACATCATCAATTTGATATTCATGTTGTTCTTCATCACGCATGTCCTTGAATGGACGGATTACTGTATAGGGCATGTGATACCTCCTTATGCTACAACATCAGTGTATGTGCCAAAGAATCCAGCAGCTTCATCTACTTTCTTGACATCCAAACGGATGAAGAGTCCAAGCAATTGGCCATAGATGTCATTGTTTACCCATTTAACAGATACTTGAGAACGGTCAAAGAGTTTGACAAATTCAGAAATGTCACCAATGAAGAACTTCATGTCTCCTTCAGTTCCAAATACAGTGTCATCTACTGGATAGATTGTTTTCCCACCGAATGAATAGCCTGTAGGAGAAGCTACATCAGTTTGAAGCATATAGCGTCCATCTTTGTCTTTCACTTTGTCAAGCGCTGCGAACATTGATTGAGTTACAACAATACTTGCTTTGTAGATTGATTTAAGTTTCTTGTTGTAGATGTCTTTGATGCCATCAAATCCAGCAGCATCTGCTGGAGTAGCTGTTTTGAGGACAGCAGCGATCAATGACAATTCAGTGTTTTCGCCTTGGTTGAATACTTCGTCTTCTACGATTGACATGATGTCATAGTCTGCATCATCAATCATTTCTTGAGATACAGGGATGTATCCACGGTAAGTCTTGATTGAGTAATCAATTTCGCTGATGCTTGGTTTTCCAAGTTCAGGATTAGCTTTCAATTCATCAGTTGAAACCATTTTGCCATCTGTTTTCTTGATAACTGGATATTTACCAGAACCACTATTTACTTGAACACGTTGGACAAGATCCAAAAGTGGATTGCGTGGCTTATCAAGGAAGTGAGGTTTCAACACTTCAGTTGGGATCAAAGCAGCGCTTCCAGAGTCTGTTGTTTTAAGACCTACGATGTCACGAGTTTGACCAGTGCGAATGAATTTAGCAATTGCGTCACGTTGTTCCAATTTCTTTCCTCCACGTTGCTCCCCGTCTGGATAAGTTGGGGCTTTCCGATTTTGTTCATCAACTTGTTTTTGAAGTTCTTCAATTTCTTCTTCAAGTTTTGCTTTTTCTGCTTGTTTTTCTTCCAATTCTTTTTGGATGTCTTCAAGGCTCTTCTCAACCGTTGAAACTTCTTCTTCAGTTTCAGCACGGTCCAATTTTTCCGCTTCGGTTGCAGAACGGTCTTTCAATTCTGTGATTGTTTCTTCCAATTCAACAACTTTGCTTGCTTTAGTGCGCATACGTGCGCCCAAGATCAATGCTTTGTTCATAGATTGTATTTCTCCTTAATTTTCATTTTGCGTTCATTTAACGCTTCAACATTGGCACGTTTCAGACATTCAAAGTCTTTCTTCCGTGCAGCAATTTCAGTCTGTGGATAAGCCGGGAATGTGCAAGGGCTGACCTCAAAAATTTCAAGCTCTAGCACTGTATCAAGATAGGAACCATCTTCACGCTCAACAGTGTCTACCTTGATCGGCATAAATCCAAAACTGCATCCAACAATATCCCCACGCTGGACACGGGCATAAGCTCCCATAGCGTCAGGATCATTCCTGTTGATGATAATGTCACCATATAGGCCTTTGTCATCAACTTTGAGACTCACTGTGCTGTTTCCTGTGCGTCCTAAAACTAGGTTATGGTCATGATTGAACAATGCACGGATGTCAGCATTCTTGATTGCTTCTTCCACTCCTGCACGTTTGATCACTTCAAAATAGCCTGGCCACAGCTCAGTTTCTTCATCGAACCGGATGAAGTAACCACTCAGAATCAAGTCACCAGATTCTTGTTCTTCTCGTGTCTCGAATTGAGTGGCGATGTATGAATTACGTTTCTTCACTGGCATTTCCTCCTTCCTTGTTTAGTTTGCTCTGATTGCCTAACTCCCCTTGGGGAAGGTAGTTTTCGAGAACAATAATTTCATCCATTTCAGGATCCGGAGTCATACCAACCCAATCTCTCCACTCATTTCTACGCATTGCAGCACTGTTGGTCATTTGTTGGGCAACAGTTGAAAGCTCTGTAATGTCGTAAGAATACAGTGAACGTGGATTGAATTTGAAGTAGCGTGTGGTTGAAGTCAGTAGGTCTCTTGTGAGCGTCTGAGTGATCGTTGTTGCGATGCTCATGATGGTGGTATTCACAAAGTTGTTGTATTCTTCTTTGTTAAAATCTCCCACACCTAACACAAAAGCCGGAACACCTAACATTCCAGCTACTGTCTTCTTATCAATTTCTACTGACTCATTCAAAGCTATGTCATTCAAACTTAATGGCTTCACTTGTTCCACTTCCATCAAAGCATCAGGGACAATCCAAGGTTCACCAGACTGGCTTGTGGTCAGATATTTCTTAGCAATTTTCTCACGACCTTCCACTGTTCCAAGTTCCCCACTTGATGAATCCACCTTGATGATAAGGCTTGGAACGTTCTTTCCGTTCATGAAGCCCTTCTTGGTCTGTGTGGCCATGTTCAAATTTCGGACAATGTCTTTCAAAGCCAATCTAAAACCGGTCCCAATGTAAGGCCGGTCTGGATCAGGATTGATGGCAAAGTGAACCACTTCATCTGGATTAAAATCAGTGTCTCTGAAATGGATCATGTATGTTAGATCATTACTCTTGAATGACACTTCCGACATTGGGAATGGTCTGAGATTGCTGATATAGTCAGTCATTGGATCATATTCCACATGTAGGACAGAATTTCCATCACCAAACAAAAGCAAGTCTCTGACAATCTTGAAGATCCATGATTTTCTTGTCATGTGATCACAAGGGTTGATGTCAATCTTACGGGCTAACCCGTCCTTGATGCGTACATCACCGGATTCTGTGTTTTCCATTAGCTGTATTGTCATGTTTGAAACCATGTCAGCAATTTTATTGACAGCCATGATCACATCTGGATTTCTTGCCAGTGGAATGTAGCCATCACCGTCATACATGATGCCCAGATCTGAATTCCCAAAGCTTGTGAACATCGTCTGAGACTTTCCACGCTTGAATAATTTGTCAAAGATTCCCATATTTCTCACCTCCTTTCTATCTAATCAAAGTAAGCCATCACATTCTTATTCTTACCAAGGTTAGCAAGTGCCTGAATACAAGCGAATACACTCGCATCAAACAAGTCTATTCTTGCTGTACCGCCATCCCCGTCCAATTTCTCATACTGGACAGCATCATCTACTTTCTCAATAGCTCTGACATTGCTGACACAGTATTCATAAGCGTCCGAATGTACATAGTAAAATTCTTTATTTTTCACTTTTAATTCAATTCTTCTGAATCCCTCTGATTTCAAATAGAATAGCTGAGGCTGGTCAATCATTTTGAATTTAGCTTGCTTCATTTTGAGCATGAACTCTCTACCAAATTTCCTATCCATACCGACAGCGGCAATTTTGAAGCCTTTCTGTCGCATCTCTATGAACCATTTAACAATGTCGTCGTAGAGAACAGTTGGAGTGTTGCTCATGGTCAGCCAGCCATCCGATTGCCACCCAAATAGTGGGATGCCATCGTCATTGGCTTTCTTCTGAGCGTTGACACGAGGAAAGAAAGCGTGTGTGATACAAATATCAACATCTTTTTCACCGTCATTGTATACCCCATAAAGGGCAGCAGCAGTCAAGTCATGCAGTCTTGAAAGGTCAGCCCCTCCATACCAGTGAATAGGAAGCTTTGCAAGCTCCTCAATTGTCCAGTCATAGCAGTCATCACTAGCAATGAACTCATCTGGATTGAAATAAGCGTTCATTGAGTTAGTGAAGACATTCAATGTCTTATTGAAGAACTCATTTCTGGTCTGTGGATCATTCAAGGCCTGTTCTGCTTCTTCCTTGAGGGCCTTGAGTGAGACAGTCACACCCCATGAGGGATTAGCCATCTTCAGCACATTCTCATCCAAGTAGTCTCCCACATCGCCATCTGTTGCCTGATTGGCCTTACAGATGAAGATGAAGAATGAATCATCTTTGACCAGCTCTTTCAACACCTTTTGACAATATTTCAGACGGTTAGCAAGGAATCCTGTTGGAATGTCCCCGGCTGTGGAGATAACAAAAAGCATACTGTTCCGGTATGCTGACATTGTTTTCTTCATAAGACCGTATTTCTTGGAATTTCTCATGGTGTGTGCTTCATCTAGGATGATGACATTTCCATTGAGAGAGTCAAGCCTGCTTTCATCATTGGCCAGTGCTTGGATAAAGAATGAACCCTCCTCGCCAAAATTGGCAGTGATGGAGTGTTCTTGGTTGTTGTCCTTAATGCGAATGTTCTTGTCATTCCATCGCTCAACATTGAACCTCAAAAATCCAAAGGCTTCCAAGGCTTGCTTGACAGAATTGGCTACAATATAGCATTTTGAACCGCTATCTGTATCAAGAATCTGATAAGCCAGAGCGATTGCAGCAGTGAAGGAAGTCTTGCCATTCTTTCTGGCAAGCATGATCAAGGCTTCCTTGAAGCGTCTCTCATTCGTTCCTTTGATGTAGAAGCCAAAGAGATTCACGACAACAAAATGTTGCCAGGGTTGCAAAAGTAATGGCTTATTACGGATAGAGACCGCAAACATATCATCACCCTGTTGATGGACAATTGTGTGTTCAATGAAATGAACGACAAAATCAACCATCTCTTCATCCATCTCAAATTCTGGATTATCCAAATCTCTCAGGAAGCGTGATGCTGCCAAAATGTTCTCTTCACAATGCTCTTCCTGATGGTCTAGAACGTGTTGAGCGTATTTTTTAGCTTTCTCCACGTTACCCATCAGACTTCACCCGTTTCTTCTTGATCTCATCCTTGAATTTCAGAACCTCTGTGAGAACTGATCCATTGTCTTGCTCTACCACTTCACCTAATGACTTAGGATTCATCATCAGTTGATTGGAATAGCTGAGTATATCTTTTCTTAGAATTTCCATCGCTGTGAGAATAGGGACCTTGCGCTCATTTTCAGCTCCTGCCTTATTCACATAGACATCTGTGACAGGATAGCCCATATCAGCATAGTCCTGAGCAAGTTTCTGATACTGAAATAGCATTCCTGAAAAGATGTCAATGATCATGTCAAATTCTTTGCGATAAGTCCCAAGCTCTTTCATCTGTTTGATGACTTTTGACTTGATTGATTTAGCTGTGACTGGTTTTGCCAAAAACTAGGCCTCCTTCCTGAAATCCCTTTAGTTTTTATCCCCTTTTTGTCTGAGCGGTCCCGACTTGGAAAAAGTTCCCTTCACCGGTTCCCAGACGCTCGAAAAAAATTTTTTTAGATGGGGGGGATAATCGAAAAAATCAAAAATTCAAAAATTGAAAAATTTGATTTTTACAAAATTTCATTTTTTTGATTTTTGTAAAAATTCAAAAATTCCCTTTTTCGTTTCTTTTGCCAAAAAATTCCTTGACCAATAACTTTATCATTCTTTCTGTCATGAAAAGTATTGTGTCGCTTGTTTGTGAGAGGTAAACAATTCCATTCTTGAAATTCTAATTCAGGATATTCTGAAACTGGAAAAATATGATGGACCATTTCAGCCGGTTCTGATATTCCATATCTCAAACTCTCTTGACATAGATAATTATATTTCCTTAGAATCTTATCTCTGAACTTCTCCCACTTTCTTGTCTTCAAGGATGGTCTAACTATTTTGTTATACATATATTCTCCTCATGCAAAAAGGACAGCCAATCTCTTTGGTCTGTCCCTCTCATACTTGAAGCTATGCTATCATAATATTTTATTTTATGTGAGAAAACAAGAGTTTATTTTCTCATTCTTTTCGGAATGGTGTTCCTTCCCAATGTACAAGGATACTTGAAATGGTAATGCAGAGTGTTTCATCTTTGCAAATTGAATATCCTACAATCTCATATTTCAAACCCGGATTATTCTTGATATCCATGTTCAATTCATTTACTGCTCCTTTTATGAACGGAATATCTGTGTATTGTTTTATTGTCATACTGTTGTTCATTTCTCTTCCTCAACTTCCTCAATTTCTATTCCTGGGCATTCAAACACCCAGCTAAAACCTGCCTCATTAATCTCCTCTTCTGTGTGTTCTGAGGTAAGATTTTCAGAATTTGCAAGAGCGCCAAAATACCAGTAATCATCCTTGAGTTGATGTTTCAAGTATGCACTGCCAGGAATGATTCCTTTATTCTTCACTACATACTTCTTTTCCTTTTTAACCTCATAGCCATTCACCCAAGCTTCTGCGAAGATGTCTACATTTTCTAATTCCAACCAATCTTCAATTCTTCCTTTTGGTGCTTGTTCAATTGCGCCCCTAATGTTATATCCTTCTCTTTTTGCTGACTCAAGCCATTTGCCCATGTATTCTGGTATAACCGCTTTCTTTCTGAAATGAAGTAAACAATTTGGGATTGATACTGTCAAATCGTTTTCAAGCTTGACTATTGACCTCGTGAATTCTTTATCTAGTTCATATCTGTCAAGTACTTCTGCTTTTAAGATTGCATCTTTTAGAGCCATCTTTACTCCTCACTTTCACATATCTTATATTTTGTTAAGCTCGCCTTGTTTCTGAAATTCTTTTAGAATATGGCTTTCATTCATTTCTCTTTTTCTAGCTTATACTTAACTCATTATGTTAATGTCAAAAATATAAAAATTAAATAACAAAGTTTCTCAAGGCATCATCTAATTCAGCTTGTTCAATTCCAATGTATCTCAGCGTAATTGCTGGAGACGAATGATTGAACATCTTCTGTAGTGTGCCTACATCCTTTGTTTTGTTATAGTATTTATATCCAAATGTTTTGCGCATCGTGTGCGTTCCCACGTTATCAATGCCCAATTCTTCAGCAGCCTCGTGAATGATCTGGTAGGCTCGTTCACGAGTGATGGCCTTGTTTCCTCCTTGCCTGCTCTTAAATAGAAAATGATGGAATGGCTTCCCTTCAACATACTTCCTCATTTCTCGTTTCAACTCTTTTGTCATCCTACGAGAAATCTGCTTGCCAGTCTTTCTTTCTCGTAGCTTGATGTGCCATCCTTGAACATCTTTGACTTTGAGTGTGAGGATGTCACCTACACGTAATCCTGTATTGAGACCAGTGATGAATAGCATATAATACATTTCATTCCACTCTCTCAAATAGTCTTTCATGGCTTGGATGTCATCTGTGTCTTTGATGGGTGAGACCTCTTCCATATGCTTCCCCCTCTCTATATTAAAATTGATTTTCATAAGGAATTGGGAGTACAGGAATTGAACCTGCATCTGCTGTTTTCCGCCAGCATGCTCTAACCTTTTGAGCTAACTCCCTAACCACTATTAGGAGACTCTCTCATCCATGATGTGATTATCATGAACAAGATTATAGTATTTTATTTTGTGTGAGAATACAATAACTTATATTCTCAATTTATAGTACACCTTTCATTCTTGCATACGTTTCCAAGATGCCAGCACGCTTGCGGTAAATTGTAGCATTGCTGACAAATTGCTTTTCTGCAATTTCTTCCCAATCAAGATTGGCTTGTCCCCATCTTAGGTAGAAAATATCAAGCTGCTCTCCTGTCAGTTGTTTTTTGAAGGATTCAACAGTCTCTTTGAACAGCTCAAGATTCTTCAGAGTCACATCAGTAGCAAATTTCATCACTGTGTTTTCTGTTGGTTTGCTGATTCCAGATTTACCACCCCCAACAAGGTCATCACCATTCTTTGCCATCAATTCTGCTTTGCGTGTCCAGATTGCCCGGTCAATTCCACGAAAATTGAATAATTCTTGATCTAGGTTAAATAATTCTCGGTTGTTTAATTTTTTCATTCAGTAACCTCTCTTTGATAGATTTCTACTATCCCTTTGCCTTTTAATTTCTCACAGTGAGCAAGTGCTTCATGTCTAGTTTCAAATTCAACTTCAATGTATTCAGCTAAATGCTTAGGATCAATCCAGCTTGAATGACCGTGATACTTTCTTACAACATACATCTTCATTTCTTTCTCCTGTTTTTAAAAGCTATCACACTAGCCCAGATTAGACCAGATATCCAGACCAGTGTGAATAGTATGTAGATAAAGTTTTGAAAGTCCATCCCACTACCACAATACACCTTTCAATTTATTGAATTCTTCCTTTGAAATATCTGATTTAAGAGTTATTTCAAAGTTTCTAAAGCTAATTTCACCAGTTGACAATTTACTTGCACTAACACTTCCAGAATCAATGTTTTTAGCATCTGGAATATATTCTTCAATAATGTTTCCCATTCCAATGAATGTCTTACCGCCATCTGTACTGAATTTCAGTCCTATCGGACGGCTGTTATACATTTTACGGTACTTTCTAATCAGTCGTTTTCTCGCTTTATTTAATGACATGTCTTGTCTCCTTTGTAATTCTATTTCTTTCTGCTCTCAATTTTAAACTAGTGTTAACGCCAAAATATACCAGTGTTATTTCTTCTTCCCACTGACTCTTAGTGTATGGGTATCTGTTTGGTCGTGTCATTCTGTTACCTCCAGCAATTCGGGATTTTCCAGCGAATTCCCGATGATTTCAAAGTGATAATAAGAGAGATATAATGGATGCCACTCGGTTGTTCTATTTTGCAATTCGTCTACAAACTCATAGATGAAACTCGCATAAGACCCGTGCCATTTAACAATGACTTTTCTGCCGTTATAATCAAGGATATCTTTTTCAAAGATTTCCTTGCCATTCTTGTCTTTGAGTCCTGTTGATTGCATGAGTTCAACATCACTGAAATCTCTCCAATACTCACCGAAGTCATCGTATAACCGAACACCTTTGGTATCTATATAAATCCTATCAACGACTGACATTCTCTTTCGCCAGCTATCCCACGCTTTATATCTTGGAATCATTCCGTTACCTCCTCTTTCTCATTTGATTTCTTTAGAATGGTAATTTGTCATCTGTGATGTCCATTGGGCTTGTGTAGCTTGGTGGCATCTGTTCCGTCATGCTATTTTGATTTGCAGTATTGTCACGCTTTTCCAGAACTTGGAAACTTTCTGCGACAACTTCAGTCACATATACACGCTGCCCTTGCTGGTTCTCATAATTTCTTGTTTGGATTCGTCCTGTGATCCCAACCAACATCCCTTTTCTCGTCCAATTGCAGAATTGTTCTGCCTGTTCTCGCCACATCACACAGTTGATAAAATCTGCATCATACTCATCATTTGCATTCTTGAAATTGCGATTGCATGCAATATTGAATTGAGCAGTTGCAATGTTGTTTGGTGTGTAGCGTAGTTCTGCATCTCTGGTCAATCGACCAATAAGAATCACATTGTTAATCATTATTATCCTCCGACATTATTCATTTCAGCAGCTTCCTTGAGCGCTTCTGCTTTCTTGCGTTCCTGCATTTGATATTCTTGATTTAATTTATTCAAGATTGTATCTTGTGCAGTATTCTGTTCAGCTAATCTCTGGATACTCAATTCATGTTCCTGAATCGTCCATTCCATATCTTTGATCTTGTTCTCTTGATCAACTAATCTAGAATTTAGATTGATAGCAATGACCAGTGAAATAACTGCCAATGAGATCAAGTTGATGATCAGCCAATTGATTTTACTTTTCATTATCAATTACCCTTTCTAACTTAAATTGTCCAGCTTCTCTTCCTCGCTCGTTCAAGTGTATATAATACTTGAGGAGAGAAACATCTTTTCCAGTGATTTTACTTAATTCCTTGAGTGGAGCTGTACAGATGTATTTTCCTTGGTCAAAGAATCTATAATCTGTCAATTCTTCTGGATCTCCCATCAATGTCTTCTCATCAATGTTGAAGAATTTGCATAATTCTTGGACATGAGCTGGTTTTATATTTTTGTTTGTGATCCACTGCTGAATTGTATTTTGATTTCTGTTCAATTTTTTTGACAGCTCTTTGCGTGTTAATCCTCTACCAAGAATCAGCAATTGCAATTGTTGACGGAAGTGATCCATCTGATTTCTCGTGTAATCTCTCATGGTGTCACTCCTGTTCATGGCTGTTCTTCAAATCTTCAATAAGCCATTCAAGATATTTCTTAGCTTTATCTAGATCTTCAAGCCCGTTCTTCTTCTGAAATCTACATAGATACTTGATAGCATTTCCCCAATAAAATCCCTGAACCCCTTTCGGGTTTCCTGCAAAGTTCCGGATGACATCAATGGATTCCAGACCAAATTCACCACGGTAGTGATTTGGCTTGTTCACTGAATCATTCATTTCTTCTAAAATCTGTTCAAATGACCGTTCTTTCATTTTAGTCTTTCCTCCTTGATCCAAATACCGTCAACTAATTTCCCTTTGCGGTCCTTGATTTCTTCATAGGCTTTATTTAAGCATTCCACAAAATCATAGTTGAGCATTTGAGAGATTCGCATCAATTCATGTACTACGCTTTTGAGTTGATATCCTTGACGGTTGAAATAAGATGCCAGAGCTTGATCCATCATCAATACAAAATAATCTTCTGTTTTTGCAGCTTCTGAGAAAATGAATTTCTCTTGTTCTGGAAAGATTTCTTTTGTGTTGATTCCAAGTTGAAGAGTCAAGCCAATCAATACAACAGTGATGTCTCCAATGCTATCTTTGGTCACTTCTTCATCCTTTTCAGCGATGCCTCTTGACAGCTCCCCGATCTCTTCATAGAGTTTCAGGAATTGTTTGTTGGGTTCTTGAGTGTGTAAGTTGCGGTCATAAAACCATTTTTGAACTTTTGAAATTAGATCCTTTAATTTGTTGTTTTCCATTCGTTAATACCTCCGACTTTCCATAGTTTCAGGAAATTTGAAAATGTGTTTGCTTGCTCCTTTGAAGATTCGATCAGCAAGTGCTTGATTGTAAATTGTTTTAATGTCATTACTTGACAAGTTAGTGTTGAAGAATGTTGTTTGCCTACTATCCAATATTTTGAATAGAACCCTTTGTCTCCAATCATTCGCCTCTTTAAGATTGGCGCTCATGCTACTTTCTTTCCCTAAATCATCCAAGAAGAGAAAATCAACTTTGCTGAGTAGGTCCACAGCGTAGTTCTCTGTGAAGTCTCCTCGACCATTGAAGCTTTCTTCAATCTTATTGAAGAGAGCTGATGTTGAGATGAAGATCACACTTTTTGGATTCTCACATTCTTTTGATTGCTCATTCAATGCTTTTGCTAATCCAATAGACAGATGACTCTTTCCGATTCCAGGCGGTCCACTTAGGATCACATTCCCTGTTTCAAACTTCAGATAATCTCTCAGCATCCGTTTCATAAAGTTGAGAGCTTGTTCATTGGTTGGATTATCTGCTACATAATTCTCTAATGTTTTATCACTCAACTCTTGAGAATAGATGCTCTCTCTTTCAAATACTTTATAAGTGTGAGACAAGAGGGCTTTGATTTTCGCTTCCTGTCTCAAGAGAGATTCCATCTTCAGGATTTCTTCTTTTTCACATTCAGGACAAATTGCAATTATTTGTTCTGATCCACTGATCTTTACTTTTGCATGCTGGATCTGACAGCCATGTTTTTCACAAGATGCAATTTCTTCATTCATTAGAATCCCAACCTTTCATCTTGCTTCTGAATATTTGGCTGTTTAGGCATTTGCTGATTGCGGTATTTTTCAAACTTACTAGCATTGAAGAGTGTATCTGGTGTTAAGTATTTAGACATCTTTGTGTTGTCCTTCCATTCGTTTGTCTTAACATCAATCACATATTTGAAGTCTTCAATTGTGTAGTTCTCACTTAATCTTCCATTGATCAGCCTTTGAGTTGACTTGCTGGTTGGTTTAAAATGTGAACCAGTTTTCTCATTCAGATATTTGATAATTTCTTCATAGACATCTGATTGGGGCTTCTGCCCCTTATCTATATCTATATCTATATCTATATCTCCGTTGCCTTTTGTTGCAGTGGTGTTGCATTGCAACGCTTTTTGCGTTTCCCGATGTTTACGAGATCTACGGGTGCTTGCTGTTTCACTGCCTACCATCTCAGGAACTTGTTCAAGATTGAATTGGTAATTGTCTGATGTTGTCAACAATTTCTTCTTAGTTAAGAACATCAATGTCAATCTGATTGCTTCCGGATCCTCATCAATGATGAGTGATAATTCTTCAGCTAGATCTTCAGCTAATCCTTCAAAATACAGCTTCCCTTGTTCAGCTAGACTTGCAAGCATCATCTTCAAGTAGATGATTGTGATCTCTTCTCCACCGGGAAGCTTTCTCATCAACTTCATTTCTTTGGAATTGAAGAAGTCATCTTTTAATTGTAACCAGTAATATCTACGGTTCTCAGTTACCATCCATTAGGCCTCCTTGTTTGCAAATTTTGCATATTCTTTGAGAAAGTATAGCTGGACAGTCCCAAGGCTTCCATGCCTGTTCTTCTCAAGGATGAGTTCTGTCACGTTGTCTGGTTCTTCTTGTTCATCACGCTTGTAGTAAGCTTCTCTGTAAAGAAAAGCAACTATATCAGCATCCTGCTCAATTGATCCAGATTCCCTCAAGTCTGATAGAATAGGTCTCTTATCGTTGCGCTGGTCTACTCCACGAGATAGCTGACTGAGTGCGATGACAGGGACTTTCAATTCTTTGGCGATGATCTTCAATTGTCTTGAGATTTCAGAGACTTCCTGCTGTCTGTTTTCTCTTCCTCTTCCTTCGATCAGTTGAAGATAGTCAATCACAATCAATCCTAAACCGCCATTTTCTTGAGCAAGTCTTTTGGCCTTTGATCTAATTTCTGAAATCCTGATTCCTGCTGTATCATCAATGAAGATCTTCCCTCTTGCCAGTCGTTCCTGTGCTGAAATCATTCTGCGCCATTCGCTCTCAGAGAGATTTCCTGTTCTGACATGATACGATGGAATCAAGCCTTCTGCTGACAGCATACGCTCCACCAAGCTTTCTGCTCCCATCTCAAGTGAAAAGATAGCTACTGCTTTATCCGAATTCTTAGCTACGTTCTGAGCGATGTTCAGAGCAAATGCTGTTTTTCCCATTGCAGGTCTTGCAGCGATAATGATCAAGTTATCTTCATGAAGCCCTGTTGTGATTTGGTCAAAATCAGTGAAGCCTGTTGAAGTTCCTGTCACATCTCCAACTTTCTGAGAGCGTTCATCTAGAATTGACTGTGTTGAGTCAATCACATCAATGATGGTCCTGAATCCTTTTTTCTGCTCATTTGAGATTGTTGACAACTTCTGCTCAGTTTGAGAAAGGATCTCATTCAAGTCTTTCTGGCCATCATAAACGCTTGAAATGCTCTGGCTCAGATCTTCAATGACCTCTCTAGCCCTTGATTTTTCAGCAACTACTTTTGAATAGTGTTCGATGTGGGCGCTTGTGGGAACTGCATTGATAAGACTTGCCAGAAATGGCATCCCCCCAATTTGTTCAAATTGCCCAATAGAGTCTAGAGCAGATTTGACAGACACTGGATCAATTGGATCTCCTTTGTCTGACAGATCCTGCATAATGTTGAAGAGCATCCCATGAGATAGCTTGAAAAAACTATCTTTAGTCAGATATTCAGAAGCGATGTGAATCTTATCAGGATCAAGAAAGATGGAACCTAACACAGCTTGTTCAGCTAATAGATCATGAGGCAGTACATTCATATTTTCTGCCATTTAAGATCTCCTATCTGCGATAACCGAAGCGCATTGCTTCCCGTGCTTCTTGGATGCGTTGTTGTTCTTCAATCATTTTCTTGAGTTCACGCTTTGACTCTTTGCATCGTTCACTGATTGCGCTGATGATAATCATTTGAAGCAAGATCACCATGATGAGTAAAGCAATAATAATTTCTAGTAACATTTTTAATTCCTCCAGTATTCATTCAAGTCAACAGCCATGATTGCTGCTAGGTTCTTTTGTTCTGTCAAAATTTGGCGTTTGTAGGGTGCCAAACCCTCATTCCGTTCTTCATCATTCTTAGGAAGATAATACCCATTGGGCTTTCTCTTTTTAGCAACAATAGGATGGCCAAAATTCACACGTAGGCTTTCAATGATATTTTCTATCGTTCTCTTGCCACAGTGAAATTTTTTTCTGAGCTGAAATGCTGTAACTGGCATTTCGTTTGTTGCGTATTTTTTGATGTAGTTAAGGATATTTGCTTCTGTGGCTGTCATATCTCTAGATATTGCCATGTGCGGCCTCCTTGTGTTATAATTGTTTTAGTAATTTTGTTAAGCGCCTGATTTTTCGGGTGCTTTTTATTTTTGCATTGACCGGCAAAACCGCTGAACATCTTCCAGATTGTAAAGGTATTTCCCACCTTTTCCAGATTGCTGGAACTGAAATTTTCCTTGGTCTCTCCATTCCTCAAGTTTTGTTCTTCCCCAGCCAGTGGATGCTTGAAGTTCTTTGATAGAGACCCATGTTGTCTGTCTTGATGTTCTTTTCTTAGCTTCATCTAATGCTTTGATATTTAATTGAACCAGTTCTTCAAATAGTTTATCTTTGAACTCTGGACCAAATAATTCTAATACCATCTATCTTTCCTCAAATTTTTCCCATGATTCAGAAATTCGCAATTTCTTATTTATGCGCAATTTCAAATCATCACTGCCTTTCCCGTTCTTGAACATCTGTGTGATCATCGCTGGGCTAACCCCGACCACTGTTGCAAGATCTGAACGAGTCCATCCACGCTTGTGGAGTTCTTCTTCTACAAGTTCATTCCATTTTTTGTGTTGTTGGCTCATGTTGGCTAACTCCTTTCTGTTTTTTGTAACAGTTAAAGAATTAGTTAATTATTTTGTGCATTTACTTGACTTGTTTTAGTGTATCTGCTAAAATGAAGGCATAGCAAAAGACATATTTAAAAACATTTTCTTTCTAAACGATACCGCTCGCCAAAGCTATCTTTTTTAAAAGTGTTTTATATGTTGTTTAACTAACTCTTTAACTTTACAAAAACTATTTTAGCGTATACGCAAGAATTTGTCAAGCACTTTTTTGCGTATTTCCTAAATATTTTTTGTCAATTCATTAGAAAGGTTGATAATTCAATGTTTTCGACATTTGAAATTATTAAAGAATTGGCTAAAAAGCGGGGAATTTCTCTAAATCAATTAGAAGAAAAACTCGGGATTGGGAAAAATTCTTTGTATGGCTTGAAAAGAAATCAGCCATCTGCTGAAAGATTGCAACAAATTGCAGATTACTTTGATGTGTCTATCGACTACTTACTAGGACGCACTGAGAATCCAAGAATTGCAAAAGATGGTGATGCTTCTGCACCATTAGACCTCAGAGACATCGCTGCTCAATCAATGCTATTTGATGGTAAACCATTGACTGAAGAAGATATAGATTTCATCACAGCGGTTCTGGAGGCACACTTAAAAAATAAATAGAGGTGCATTTTATGACTGTGAAAGAACTTTGTGCTAGTGAGGGGGTAAACTTGTGCTATTTTGATGGCAGTGAGTGGCACAGTCCCGGATTCTTTAATCCTGTTCTGAACATTTTGGCATTAGATATAAATTTGTCAAACGAGGAACAGAAACAAGTTGCTCTTCATGAACTTGGTCACAAAGAACACACTCCTTTTCAATACGAATTGAACAGGGAACTTTGCGAATTACAAGCAGATAGAAGCATGATTCATCACTTGCTTGAAGAAGAGTTGAAGTTGATGGATGATGTAAGTGATTTCAATTATCTGCATTTTATGGAGAAATACAGTCTGAAGACCATTGCAAGTGAAACGATGGTCAAAGACGAGTTTAATTCACTAATTAGTTAAATAGGAGGATCTAATGAAAAAAAGTAAGCCTTTTTATAAACAAGTTTGGTTTATAATATTTATTATTTTGGTTGTTATTGGCGGTATAAGCTCTCTAACTAAACCAAAATCAAAAACCACAAATAGTGCAGAAAAATCTGCTACTATTAAAAACAACAATTTCAAAATGACGGATAAGCTTGGGGAGGAGTTTGCTGTTTATCTGCGAGAAAATGCGGAAGTCTTGGACAATGGTGATAAAATCGAATTTGTTACAGGTGGAAATGCTACTGCTGTTTCTGTCCGTGTTGGAGAATCGTGGAGTGCTGAAAGTGCAAGTCGTAAAATCTATCTTGCTAATTCATTTCTTAAACAAAAAAATGAGCTGTTTAAAAAATGGGCGGCAGAAAATAACTATGAAGTTAACCTAAATAAAGATAACCCAGAATTAATAGTTAAAGTTTCTGATGCAGATAAAACAACAATTGCCCAAGAGTATAATGGCAAGATGAAGATACTTAATAATTAAGTAAGCAAAAAATCCCCACACTCGCCTTCGCCAAAAATTGAGTGTGAGGATTACAGTATAAGGAAAGCCATTCAAAAGGTCTTTTTCTTATGCCCATTTTATCAAGAAATGAGGTAAAACGCAATGGAAATAAAATCTTATAAAAAGAAGAATGGTGATACAGCCTATGGATTTAGGATCTACATAGGTAAGGAAAACGGAAAAGATAAGTATGTAAAGCGTCAAGGATTCCCAAGCAAAGCAAAGGCACGGGCAGCACTCTTACAACTTCAGGACGATTTAGAAAATGGGGATCAATCAAAAAAAGACATCACGGTTGAAGAGGTTGCAAAGAAATGGCTCAAAGAGTATGCTGACACTGTTCAGGATAGCACCTATATCAAGACTGAAAGAAATATCAAAAATCACATCTACCCTGTCTTTGGTGGTCAAAAAATAGCTTCTATCACTCCTCTTCAGCTACAAGAACAGGTCAATGAATGGTCTAGAAAATTAGTGTATGGGCGCAAGTTGAAAGGTCTGATGAATAACATTTTTAAGTATGCCATCCGTTATGGCTATATTTCAGCCAATCCTGTTGATAGCGTGACCACACTTGTCAAAAAAGAGAGTGATTCTTCTAGTGATTTTTATGATAAAGATGAGCTAAAATCATTCATGAAATTAGTGGATGATACGGATGATCTGAGAAAGAAAGTCATGTTCCGTCTTTTTGCGTTCACAGGGGCCAGAAAAGGGGAGATTTTAGCTCTCAAATGGACTGACTGGATAGATAATACCTTGAACATAAATAAGGCCATCACAAGAGGATTTGAGGGCGAATCTGTTGGGGGTACTAAAAACAAGAGTAGTGTCCGACTGATTAGCCTTGATCAAAAAACAATTGATCTGCTTTCAGAGTACAGGGAAATGAATCCTACTACCACTTTCATTTTTGAAAGTCCTGAAGGAAAGCCTATTCCAAGTTCACTGCTACGCAAATGGCTCTTGCAGATTGTTAAAGGCACAGATGTCAAGCCTATCAAGATTCATGGTTTCAGACATACGCATGCCAGCTTGTGTTTTGAAGCAGGAATGACGCTGAAGCAGGTCCAGCATCGTCTTGGTCACTCTGACTTGAAGACAACTATGAATGTATACACACATATCACCAAACAAGCAAAGGATGACATTGGTGAGAAATTTGCTAATTATATAGATTTTTAAAGCCATCAGCTATCAGGACAGACTCTTTTTCAAAAAAAGGGTCTGTTTTTGGGTCTGTCCATTTCAAAAAAGTATGGGAAAGAATAGAAAGTATAAAAATAAAAAACATTGAATTATCAATGTTTTAGAAAGTTTTAAGAAGTTTCAGAAAGTATATATGGAGCCGGTGGGAGTTTCTAAAACTCAATCATATCGCTGTTTTTAGATTTTAGGGTCTGTTTTAGGTACTGACTTCTAAAACTCCACAAGTTCATTGCTCACATTGTTAGTTTAGCATAGCTTTCAAGAAAGTTCAAGTTTTATTTTTTATCTTAGATACAAAAGGAAGTCATTTAATAGGAAAAGATTTTTTGATAATTGTTTGAGGTTATAACAGACATTCCTGAAATTTTCCATTATAACAGAAAAAACCCCCCCTTTTTTTGGGGGGGAACAAATCCTTTTTTTT